AGTCGAGCGCGCGATCTAATGGCAAGCGTCATTGGTTGCATGAACTTAAAAATGTATAACGAAATTTGGAACGGTCAAGAAATGGAAAAGTTGCCGTTAGCGCCGCGTACATGGTTGCGACGTATTGACCCGACATTGCCAAACAGTTTTATTATGTCGTGGACATTTGACGATTTATTTTTTTACGGTCGCGCATTTTGGTATATCACTAGTCGCACCGCTGACGGATACCCAGCGTCTTTTACTCGATTACCTGCCGCAATGGTCAACACACTTGACCAAACTGGCCCAGTATGGTTTGCGCCATCGAAGCAACTGACATTTCAAGGCGGAAACTTAAACCCTGACGATCTTGTGCAATTTTTGTCGCCGATACAAGGCATCGTTTACATGAGCGAAAAAGCCATTGCAACCGCGCTACAACTTGAGGCCGCACGGTTTAGAAACTCATCGTCGGCTATCCCGGCTGGTATTTTGCGTCAAACTGGTGGCGAGCCATTGTCAGCGCAGGAATTAGCCGATCTTGCGGCCGCGTTTAATGCGGCTCGAGCAACAAATCAAACGGCAGCGCTAAACGAATTTGTGTCGTACACCGAAACACTTACTAGCCCTGACAAAATGTTGCTGATTGAAAGCGCAGAATTTCAAGCAATGGAAATGGCGCGACTATGCAACATACCGCCGTACCTTGCAGGCGTATCGGTTGGGTCATACTCGTACCAATCAAGCGCCGAAGCGCGCATGGACTTGTGGACATTTGGCGTACGTGCTTACGCCGATTGTATTGCTGGCACACTTAGCCAAAACAACATATTGCCAAACGGGAGTTACGTCGAATTTGACGTATCACAATATCTGTCGGGCGAATACTCAATGAGTGATTACCGCGAGGACAATTCCGAAACACCGATACCAAATGGAGTACTATAAAATTTATGATCCGATTAACCCCTTCACAGATCACGGTTGACGCAGCGGCGGCAGAGGGCTTGCCGTCGCGGTCAATCTCAGGCGTCGCAGTCACCTATGACGAGACAGCGACTGTTAGCGACGGTACAAAGGTACGGTTTTTGCAAGGGTCGTTGCCAGTCACGGGGCGCGACCCGAAACTTTATATGCAACACGACGCTAATCAGATCGTCGGCAAAGTCGTTGAGCGCGTGGACACGCCACAGGGCATGATGTTTACAGCCAAGATCAGCGCTACTCGACTAGGCGACGAGGCGTTGACGCTTGCAAATGACGGCGTTATAGACGCGGTGTCGGTCGGTGTAAACCCAACCAAATTCAAATACGACGACGAAGGCGTAATGATCGTCGAGGCCGCAAACTGGTCAGAGTTGTCGTTAGTAAGCGAAGGCGCATTTGCAGGCGCGGTCATCACCGACGTTGCGGCAAGCGCCCCCGACGAGACTATCCACGAAACCAAGCCAGCAACAGAGTTACAATCAGAACAGGACACAGAAAAGGACACAACCCCTATGAGCGAAACACAAGCAACCCCAGTAGTCGAAGCAGCGCAAGCAACTGTTGACAAACTTTGGGCGCAACCAAAACGCGAATTCCGTATGCCAAGCGTCGGCGAATACCTTGCCGCGTACCACATCGGTGGCGACACATTCCGTAAAGTCAACGAAGAATTTGTTGGCGCACAAAAAGCAAAACAAAGTGTGCTTGAAGCAGCCGCAGGCGACATCGCAACAACCGATACACCGGGTTTGTTGCCAGTACCAGTACTCGGCCCAGTATTTCAAGACATCAACTTCATTCGACCATTCGTAACAGCGATCGGCGCACGCGCATATCCTGACGGTGGCACACAAAAAACATTTATCCGCCCAACAATCACAACTCACACATCAGTTGCCGAACAAACAGGCAGCGCAGAATTTGGTGCAGCATCAGCAACAACAATGGTGATCGCAGCAAACTCAGTAACAAAAAAGACATTTGCTGGTCAAGTAACTTTGTCAGTACAAGACATTGACTTTACGTCACCTGCCGCAATGACACAGATCATGAACGACCTAATGGGTCAGTACATGATCGCAACCGACAACTTTGCAGTTGACACATTTGTTACAGGTGCAAGCACTCAAACAAACTGGAACGGCACACCCGAAGATTTAATTGCAACTCTTTACGTCATGGCACAAAAAATATCGTCAGGAACAAACTTGTTCCCAACGCATATGTTGGTCGGCCCTGACGCTTGGGCAACACTTGGCTCAGTAGTTGACGCCGACAAACGACCATTGTTCCCAGCAATTGGACAACCAGGGCTTGGCGGATACAACACACTTGGCGCAGGCAGTCTTGCAAACTGGGCAACAATCAACCCACTTGGTTTGCAAATGATTGTTGACAGCAACGTTGCAGCAAAAACCATTGCAGTATTCCACGCACCAGCGTCAGAATATTACGAAGCAATTCGAGGATTGCTCAGCGTTGAAAATCCTGGCACGTTGTCACGTACGTTCTCGTACTACGGCTACGCATCGTTCTTTCAAACAAAAGCAACACTCGCGTACAAAACCAGTTACGCCTGATCGAGTAGCGGCCTAACCGCTATGGCAACATATCTAACCGCATCAAAACAGTTACTAGACGACTACGCCTGCATATCTACGCTCGAGCCAACCGACATACAGGTTGGCGACAGCGTAGTTGTAGGTTCGCTTGGCGCGCCGTTTAACGGCACATTTACCGTGTTGAGTTGCCCGCAATACAAATACACGGGCGTAGACAGCACAACTGGCGAGTGGTTGTTTGACGAAACGCAACCAATACCTAACCAAGTGCTTTACGCTTGCACGGGTAGCAACGTCGAGTTTGCAGCGATCTACACAGGCACGGTCGCGTTCACACCCACTTGCACGTGGATTACCGCAGCAAACTTAGTGACCTATTTGGGTGTGTCGATCACTAACCCGTCTGATGATTACACGTTGATTACGCAGGCCGTGAGCGCTGGTAACCAGTTTTGCAGTCGTCGTCGAGCCGAGGCAGGCTATAACGACAACCTGACAACGTCGCCTAGCGGTGATGTCACGCTCGGCACTTTGATGTACAGCGCGGCGTTGTGGCGTTCGCGTGGCTCGCTTGAGAACGTGTTTGCGTCGTTTGACGGTATGGGTACAGCACCGCAACAATCATTGACGCCGATCGTCAAACAGTTGTTAGGTATTGACCGACCAGCGGTTGCCTGATGCCCGCACCATACACCGACCTATTTAACGAGACGCTAGACGATCTCGCTACGACGCTGACCGCGATCACGTCGTTGCGTGTTGTAACCGACCCAACAAAACTTGTGCCAAATTGTGTGTTTATACAAGCGCCAAGTTTTACGACGATCGCTGGCAACGGCAACATCGTACGCATGGACTACCCGATCAAAGTCGTCGGCAGCGGCCCAGCAGGGCTACCCGTGCTACGCGAAATACTACAAATCACCGCAACCGTTTTAGGGTCGGCAATAATCGTCATGTCAGGCAGACCGGGCACACTCGACATAGGCGGGCAAGAATACCCGTGCTACGACATATCGGTAGGCGTACAAGCACAAACCGCGTAATGCACACAAACACACAGCCGTTATGGTAAAACTATTACAGACACCTAAGGAGTAATTACATGGCTAGCGCAACTTACTTATCAAACCCGGTATTGACGATCAACGGCGTTGATCTATCCGATATGTGCACGTCAGCAACCTTGACCTATTTGGTCGAGGCTCTTGAAGACACCGCGTTCGGCACGAACTCACGCAGTTACACAGCAGGATTAGTCAACAACGAAGTGACATTGACTTTGTATGCGAGTTTTGCCGCAACTGAGACTTACGCGACTTTGTTTAATTTGATCGGCGCAAAAACGACGGTGACACTTAAACCGACATCGGCAGTAGATAGCGCAACAAACCCAAAGTTTATTTTGACTGATTGCTATTTGGAAAGTCTGCCAGTCATTAACGCGTCACTTGGCGAGTTATCAACCTATGATGTCGTATTTCAAGGCGGCGCATTAACAGTCGATACAACCAACCCATAAACCGTGCCATTACTGGCCGAGAACAGGAATAGGCAATGCGATTAAAACTAAAAGTTGATTTACAAGACGGCACAGCGCCAGTCGAGTTGACGACAAATATGTTTGTGATATGCGAATGGGAAAAAACCGAGGGTCGCAAAATTAGCGACGGCAAAGGCATCGGCTACACCGATCTTGTTTGCTGGGCGTACAACTTGCTAAAACTTAGCGGTCAAACAATGCCTGCAACATACCGCGATTGGGTTAAAGCAAATCCAAACATGACCATTGAGGCGATTGACGAGACAGACCCAAACCCTACGGCGTAGGCAGTTACCGACGGCAACTAGCCGAATTATTAGTTGCAACAGGGTACTGGCCTACGACAATTGAGTTTGACACGCGTGACCTAGTTACGGTGATTACGCTATTGAATAAGCAAAAGAGGTAGCGCAATGCCAGCAAGCACAACTATTGAGGTCGTCGGGGTTAAACAGACAATTAACTCGTTGCGCAAAATTGACCCGCAGTTGCAAAAAGATTTTAAGGCTGACGCAACGGCGATCGCCCAGCCAGCGATTAACGCAGGTAAAGCGGTTTACAAAGATTTACCGCTATCAGGCATGAAATATGCGTGGACACAAAACGCTCGCAAGATATTCCCGTTTGTACCGAGCAAAGCAGCCAACGGGGTCAAGATGAGGTTTGACACTCGACGTAACGCCGTCGGCGTAATTCTGATAGAACAAAAAGATGTTGCGGCAGCCGTGTTTGAAACGGCGGGTCGCGCAAACGCAAACAAGTTAGGTAACGCGCTCGGGTTTGTTGGTGCTGGTCGCACTCGATTGATCGGCCCGGCGGTGT